AGCTCAACTACTTTCGATGCATATATTATTACTGGGCATTTTTAGGATCGCAAATGGCACACGGAAAAGTAAAGAAGGAACCTTCACAGGTCGCATACGATAATTGGAAACGCTACGTCCGCTTACGCGACAACGGGCACAGTGAGTATGTTGGCTTAGCTAAGAAGTATGATCGTTTCTACTGCGGTGAGCAGTGGGATTCAGGTGATGCGAAGAAACTTGCAGATGAAGGCCGCCCAGCCTTAACCATTAACACCATACTATCGACAGTGAACACAGTATTAGGTGAGCAGACAGCAAAACGCGCAGAGATGAATTTTAAACCGCGCAGTAATGGTAATGAAGATACGGCAACTGCGTTGACCAAGGTTGTCATGCAGATTGGTGACAATAACAAATTGGATTGGGTGGAGAGCCAAGTCTTCTCAGATGGATTGATCCAAGACCGAGGTTATTTCGATGTACGGATTAATTTTGATGACAGTATTCAAGGTGAAGTTGAGATTAACTCACTTGACCCGTTGGATGTATTAATCGACGTTGACGCAAAAGAGTACGACCCTAAGACATGGAACGAAGTGATTACCACACGCTGGTTGTCACTTGACCAGATCGAGGGAACTTACGGCGCAAAGATCGCGGACTCATTACAAGCATTAGCTGTGGGTGGTGATGTGTACGGCGGTGACAGTGTTGCGGTGGAAGATAATAAGTTTGGTGACTCTGCCAGTTTTGATCTTACTGATGATGGGGCTACTGATAAAACCATACGCAGTGTGCGCGTCGTTGAGAGACAGCATCGCCGTATGTGCATGTCGGAATGGTTTATTGATCCGCAGTCAGGTGATATGCGACCCGTTCCTGAAACTTGGGATGATACCAAGCGACAGGAATTTGGGCAGGAGTTTGGGTTATTTATCCAAAAACGGCTGGCTCCTAGAGTCCGTTGGACAGTGAGTGCCGATAAAATTCTACTGCACGATGAATGGTCACCCTATAAGACATTTACCGTTGTGCCGTATTTCAGTTATTTCCGCAGAGGTAAGCCTTTTGGAATGGTGAAGAACTTGATTTCACCGCAAGAGCAACTCAACAAGATTAGTTCTCAAGAATTACACATCGTTAACACCACCGCTAACAGTGGATGGATTACCGAAGAAGGTTCCTTAGTCAACATGACTAATGAAGATTTGACTGAGCGTGGCGCTGAGACAGGTCTGCACATCGTACATGCGCGTGGCACCGCTCCGCCATCTAAGATTCAACCGAACCAGATACCTACTGGCATTGATCGTATTACGCAGAAGGCTGCGCATAACATCAAGGAAATCTCGGGCGTATCGGATGCCATGTTGGGTTATGAGTCTGCCGAAGTTTCTGGTGTTGCTCTTAAATCAAAGCAGCAGCGTGGACAGATACAAATACAAGTACCGCTGGATAACCTTGCGCGTACCCGACACATGCTGGCAGAGAAAATACTCGAACTGGTACAGCAATTCTATGTTGAAGAACGCTTGATTCAGATTACGAATCCCGAAATGCCCGACCCAGCACAGTCTGATGCGCAAGAGCAAATAATGGTTAATCAGATAACACCTGAAGGCACGATCATTAACGACCTGACCTTGGGTGAGTACAGCGTAGTGATTAGTACACAACCTGCTCGCGATAACTTTGAAGAGAGTCAGTTCTCTGAAGCGTTGCAGCTCAGGCAGGCTGGCGTGATGATTCCTGATTATCGCGTGGTTGAGTACAGCCACTTAGCACAGAAGAAAGACATTGCAGAAGAGATTAAGCAACTAACAGGGCTTGCTACACCGAGTGAAGAAGAAATGCAGATGCAACAGCAGCAGCAAGACATGGCGATGCAAGCCGCTCAACTTGAGTTATCTAACCTTGAAGCTGATCAAGCTCTTAAAGAAGCGCAAACAATGCTGTCTATGGCGAAAGCTGAAGAACTTGGTGAGGACGGCAACTTACATGAGCGTGCATTGGAAGAGTTGAATGCGAAGGTGCAGTTGAAACGTGAAGAGTTAGAGGCTCGAATGAAGTTAGCTCAAATCACTGCACAGACTCGTCAGCAGGATTCGATTACTCGCACTGCGGTATCGCTGATGCAAAACGATCAAAAAGAGCGTAGTGCTCTTGATGCAAAGAAAACCCCAAGCAAGACCACTTAACCCCAAAAAATAGGTGAATTATGTCCGAAGCAAACGCAGCAATAGATATGCAAAATTACTTACCAGAAGAAACTGGCTCTGAAGATTATGATGATCTTAAAAGTTTAGATTTTGGCAATGAAATTGAAGAAGCCGCCGTTTCTGAAGCCACAGTTGAAGAAGTAGTCGAAGAAGTAGTTGACGAAGTAGTCGAAGAAGAAGTAGTCGAAGAAGAGGTAGTTGACGAAGAAGTCGAAGAAGTAGTTGACGAAGTAGTCGAAGAAGTAGTCGAAGAAGTAGTCGAAGATGCCAAAAAGCACATGATTCCTAAGCGGCGTCTTGATGATGTTGTTGCTAAGCAGCGTAAAGCTGAACAAGAAGCAGCGGAATTACGCAAAGAGTTAGCTGAAGCTTTGGCTAAAGCACAGGCGATTCCTGCAATTGATGTGCGTGCACTGTCAAAGCAACGTAACGAAGCCGTACTTGATGGCGACTTGGATAAAGCAGCAGAAATTGATGAACAGTTGCACGCAGCTACTCAGCAAACTGCTTCTGAACCTATCGACATGGACGCTTTAGAAGCGCGTGTGGAAGCGAAGATGGAATTAAAGTCGACGCTTACATCTGTTTTTAAGGAATACCCACAGCTAGACACAGATTCTGACGTTTTTGATGAAGACTTGAACGCAGAAGCACTGGTGTTTCAGAGTGCTTACCTAAATCAAGGTTATTTACCTGCCGAAGCGGTTCGCCGTGCGGCTAACGCAGCAGTCCGTGTGGTTCGCCCAGAGCTTTTGACTGAGACAGCGGAGCCAAAGGCGGCTGTTAAGACTCGAAAGACTAACGTAAAAGGTAATGTTGAAGCCTCTAATGCTCAGCCTCCGAAAATGAACCAAGGTGAATCTGGTGGAAAGACCAGTTCCGAAATGGTCGACATTACGAAGCTGACTGATGAGGAATTTGACGCATTACCTGAAGCGACACGCGCTAGAATGCGGGGTGATTTGGTTTAAATGTTGTGAAATAGTAGTTCAGCTATTATCATTCATTTCAGTAGTAGCTCAGACGATACATGAGCTCGACCAGCGCGGTGCGTTAACCGCGTTGTGATCGCCCACATTAAAAGGCGTGTTACTTCGTTGTCCTCACGATACGGGAACCCAGAACTGGTGCATAAGGCTCCAGTTAATTTGCACATTTTTGTTTAAATAAGGTACATCAAAATGGCTACAACCAATTTTGCGGCCCTTACTAGCGAACAAAAGACTGCATGGGCTCGTGACCTTTGGCGCGTCGCTCGTAATACGTCTTTTGTTAACCAATTTGCTGGTAAAGGCCATAACGCGATGGTTCAACGTATTGAGACGTTGACCAAATCCGAGAAGGGCGCTCGCGCCGTTCTAACTCTAGTTGCTGACTTAGAAGGTGATGGTATCGCAGGTGATGCTACGCTGGAAGGCAATGAAGAGGCCATGAAAGCGTATGACACAGTGATCCAGATTGATCAGTTGCGTCATGCTAACCGCTTACAAGGTCGTATGGCTGATCAGAAATCCATTGTTAACTTCCGTGAGCAATCACGCGATAAGTTAGGTTATTGGATGGGTGATCGTCTTGACCAAATGGCATTCTTGAGCATGAGCTCATTGCCATACACTTTGAATACCAACGGCTCAACTCGAGCGTCTAACGTACTTAGCACTTTGGAATTCGCTCCAGCTGCTAACGTAGCGCCGTCGGCGAACCGCTGTGTTCACTTAAAATCTTCAGGCGTAACCGCTGGCACTGGCTTTGCTGCTGCTGATGGCGTACTTACTGCGACGACCTATAAGGACATCGTAAACTTGAAGGCTCATGCTAAGGATAACTATATTCGTGGCATTAAGGGTACAGGGGGTGATGAGGTCTATCATTTGTTTATGACTCCACAGGGTATGGCTCAGTTAAAGCTAGACGCTGATTTTATTGCCAACGTGCGCCATGCTGGTGTTCGTGGTGATAAGAATAGTCTATTCAAAGGCACCAACTCAGTAATGGTTGACGGCATGATTATCCATGAGTTCCGTCATGTGTTTGATACCCGTGGTGCAACTGCTACCAATAAGATGGGAACATCAGGCAACGATGAAGGCCAACGTATGTTGCTATGTGGTGCTCAGGCACTAGGCATGGCGGATTTAGGTGCGGCTTATTGGGACGAAGATTACTTCGACTACAATAACCAACCTGGCATTGCTTGCGGAAAGATCTTTGGCTTCTTAAAGCCACAGTTCAAAGGCAATCCTGCTAATCCATCATTGTTGGAAGACTTCGGCGTCATTACTGTCGACACTGCACTTTAAGTGTGAGGCTCCCTCTTTCGAGGGGGAGCCATTTTTTATCTAGGAGTTACCCACTCATGAAGTTAGTTTCCCCAATTTTACAAATGGTTGCTTTAAATGGCGTTGCAATCCGTATGGAAGCAGGCGTTGAAATGGACGTTCGCGAATCACTTGTTGTGTCAGCATTGGCACAAGGGTGTACCAGAGTTGGCGCAAAGAAAGCGACTAAAGTTAAGAAAGCACCTGAAACCAATCCTACGCTTGATGCGTTAGCGCAAGTGGTAGAAGAAGGCAATCCTGATAATTTTGGTCGTGATGGCACGCCAAAAGTAAAAGCGATTGAGAAAGTATTAGGCTACGACATCAGCGCCGCAGACCGCGACGTTGCATGGAACACATTCCAAGAGGTTTAACTTAAATGACTATTGCTATCTCATCAATTTTGAGCCGAGCTTCGACTCTCCTACTGGATGAGACGGCAGTAAGATGGCCTCAAGCTGAGTTGTTGAATGCAGTTAATGATGGTGTGTTAGAGATAGCCACCATGAAGCCGCTTTTGTTTACGGCAAGAGCGACTATGCCGCTGGTTGCTGGGGTCTATCAAACGATCCCTGCTGGCAAGCGTCACTTACATCGTGTGATCTCGAATCAAGCTGGCCCTGTTGTGCGTTTAGCAAATCAAAAAGATTTAGATTCACAAGAACCTAACTGGTATGCAAAGCCTCAAGTACCCACTGTTAAGTATGTGATTTTGGAGCGTTTGGATGGCAGAAACTTTCTATGCTACCCGCCTAACAATGGCAGTGGGCAATTAGATGCTGTATTTACTGTTGATCCGCCCAGTTACGCTGCTGACGCGTCGATTGATATAGATTCGACCTACGGCAACCCTTTACTGTCCTTTGTCCTTCACAGGGCGTTTTTGAAGGATTCAGACGTATCTGATGAAGCTAAGGCTGCGGCCTATTACGAATCATTCACTAAACAGATGGGTGTATCGGTCATTGGCGATGCGCAAGCGAAGGAAATTTAGATGGCTACAGTTACATTTGAAAGTATTATTCCTGAAATATTACCTTTAGTGCCTGATTGCACCGATCTTATTATTATTCGAGCGCTTCGACGCTCTTGTGAAGAGTTCCTGACTAAATCATTAGTTTGGCGTGTGGATTTAGACGAGCACACTACAGAGATTGGCGAACCCATTGTTGAGCTTGATATTCCAAAGAATGACTTGCGGGTTACTCAAATCAAGTCCGTAACTATTGCTACTAAAGACATTACTCAAATTAGTGATGATCAGAAAGCACCAAACCCAACAGAGACTTTTTGTTCGCTGATTAATTTTGGAAAGGCTCTGCGTTTAACACCCATTCCTAGACTTGCATCTCCAATGCTATTGAAGGTCGTACTTTCTACGACTCCAAACTCGTCAGGGGTTGACCGTGATGTTGAGACTCATATCCACGAACATTTAATTGATGGGGCATTAGCTCGTTTATATGCAATGCCGGGCATGCCTTGGGCGGATAGTTCGTTAGCGGCATATCACGGCGCTATTTTTCAATCCGCTATTATAGAGATGCGAGGCCGTGCGGAAAACAACAACGGACGCGCAGTACGCACAGTGAGTTATGGAGGCCTGTAGTGTTTCACTTCGACCCGATCACCCCTTATCGAGTTCGTGACAAACATACTTATTACGCAAGTGGTATTTCTGACGCCATAGATAAGGGCGGTAGTGACTGTATGACAGAAGATGTCATGCGTGCAATTTACAACGGCAAGGTCTATTTGTACGACATTATTTCTGAAGAGGGCGATGATCTTTTTGGGTTTATTGTCATGCAGGAATACACGGATTGTTATTCTGAAAAAGCGGTACTCCATGTCGACTATGCGTATCTGTCTCAACAGAGCAGTGGGCTTATGAGGCTTTATCAATCTTTACCCTTGTTTGCTGCGGCTAAAGGCTTTGACCAGATTGTGTTTAGTAGCAATCGAAAAGGCTGGGAGAAGTATCGCAAGATAACAGGCTTTAACGGGGAAACCCGCGTTTTCTATAAGGATTTACAACATGGCTAGCGCACCGCAGCAACAGCAAACTCAGCAAGAACGCGATCAGATCAAGCTAGGTCAGGAACAGACTCAACGCGCTCGGACTAAATCAGCGCCCTTGCTTGCTGATTTCCAGAAGAAAATGAATCGTGATGACTCTTCTCGTTTAGGGGGAATGGCTGCAGCTGATGTGGCCCAAGCCGCTGGTATGGATCGCACAGGTCAGCAACTTGCGTCAGGGCAAGGTGGCGGTTTTGGTTCTACAGGTTATGGGGCGCAGTTATCACAAGCAACCAACAACGCAAGTAATGTCGCTTTAAGTCGTCAAGATTCAATGAAGTCTAACTACGGAGAACTCGGCAATAAGAAGAACGTCAATGCGGTGGCAAGTCTTAAATCAGGGGCAGCGGCTGCTTCTGGTGTTGCTGCCGCCGAAGCCAATGCATCTATGACAAGGCAGAACGCGATACTGGATGCAGCGACAGGGGTTGCTACTGCATACGGACTAAAGAACCTTGATAAGTTTGATGCTGCTGATTCTAATTATCAAAGATCAAGAAAAGCGCTAAGTGGCACAGGTTCTCCGTTTAACCATGACGGGTCTCTTCCTGATGAGTCGGGAGTCCGTAAATCGTTAAGATTGAGAGATAAACGAAATAATATGCCTGGTGCATCTTTGTTTACTAAGTTAGGGAGTTGGTAATGGCTAGTGCAGAAGAAGCATTAAGAAAGAGCCAAGAAGCGGATCAAGCAAGCTATAAAGCGAACTTTCAACAGCAACTGGATGATTACGCTGCGAGTGCTTTAACAGACCGCACCTTGATTGATCGTGCTGATTTTAATTCTCAGATGGCGGCTAAGGCGGCAAAAGGTGTCAATGATCGGAGTCGAAGTCGAGCAGGCGTATCGTTATCTGGTCAGGCAGCGAAACAATCAAAACGATTGGGCGATATAACTACTCGGCAGTTTACAGATCATGCAAAGAACTCTGCGGTATTGGATCAAGACGAGCGTAATACCCGAGTACTTGGTGATTCGCTCAACATGTACAACGATCTTAATCAGACAGGCTCTGATGCGCTCCGTCATGCTGCGGGGCTTGAAGCAACTCGTATCTCAGGTAATAAGAAACGCAGTGCTAACGCATTTGCAAGTAATTTAGGCACGGCGACTAGCCTAGCTTCTATGATGATAATGGGATAACAGGAAAGAATAACTATGGCTACTTTAGATAATGTCTGGGCAATGTACATGGGGCTCAAAGATCGTCGCCGTCAGGCAGAACGGGATCAAGTGGCAGATGATAAATACGCAGATCAGCTTCAGCAGCAAGCACTAGGCAATATCAGGGCCGACGAACAACTGCGCTTGAACCAAG